ATTTGCGCAGTTCCAAATGTAGGATTCCACGCTGATGGATACCCTTACGAAGATTGGTATTATCATCCTGATGTTGTTGATATTCCAAAAGAAATGATATCAGATAAAGATGTTAATTTTGTGTTTGATTATTTTATAGGACCGATAGCTGAGGAAGAATAAATGATTACAGTAGTTGCCACAGGTGGCTTTGACCCAATTCATTCAGGACATATAGAGTATTTAAAAGATGCATCTTTATGTGGAACTCAATTAGTAGTTGGCGTAAATTCAGATGAATGGCTTATAAGAAAGAAAGGCAGAAACTTTATGCCGTTCGAAGAAAGAGCAGCTATTGTTTCAGAACTTGCTTGTGTAGATAGAGTAATTTCATTTGATGACTCCGATGGAAGCGCGATAGATTGCTTAGAACAGGTTAAACTTTTGTATCCTTCAGATACTATTATATTCGTAAACGGTGGTGATAGAACATCTGATAACATCCCTGAGATGGCAGTAGAAGGAGTCTCTTTTGAATTTGGAATTGGTGGAGAAGATAAAAAGAATTCATCAAGTTGGATATTAAAGGAATGGTCTCAACCTACGACTCAACGTAAATGGGGAACATATAAAGTATTAGATTCTAATGGACAATGGAGAGTTAAAGAATTAAGTTTTGATGTTGGTCAATCATTAAGTGACCAAAGACATTTTCATAGATCTGAACATTGGCATATTGTAAGTGGTTCTGTTTTAATGGAACTTGATAAAGGTAACGGTATGCCAGGATCAAAACATACTAAAATTTATCATGCAGGTATGAGTGTTGATATTCCAAAAGAAGTTTGGCACAAAGCAAGTAATGTAGGATCAAGTCCTGCTAAAGTAATCGAAGTATGGCTTGGAGACAAACTCGAAGAATCTGACATCGAACGCCGTGACTAATGTATAAATAAAACTATAATTTAGAATAATGCTAATAGTCAGGAGACGAAGATGGCAATCAAAGTCGGCGGTGTCACCGTCATTAATAATTCCAGAGAACTTGAAAATTTAACCGGAGCTTCTGGTACTTTCGGCGATTTTCATCCAGAAGAAACAGTCGTCTCATCCGCATCAACTCTTAACACCTCAATGTTGGTTCCTGTCCAAAAAGTTGATATGACAAGCAACATTGCATTCACATGTACAAATAAAGCTTTTGGTAGAGATGTAGTTTTAATTTTAGATACATCAGCATCTGCTTACACCCCTTCTTTTGATTCTGCAGTAGAATTCCCCGGCGGAGAACCAACTTGGTCAGGTTATAGACATTGGACAATTACTTTAATGTGTTGGAATGGTACCAATGTAAGAGCAACTGCCACTGGATATGCCGACGCAGGAACAGCACCTTCTGGTGGATTACCTTCAACATTTAGTCAAGATGCGTCTTTCGCTACGTTGGGTACTGTTAATGCAGCGTTTGGGTCGCCAGAGTCTTGGGCTGCTGTATCATTTGAGCACGAAGCAGGCAATAATAGAATTAAAGTAGGTTGGTGGAGCGGCGATTCTAACGCGTCGTCATCGGCTCAATATAATTATATTAATTACACTGGGTTAACAGGTATTACTTCTGTTCAGTTTCAATATAATGTTAGCGCTCAAAGTTGTTCTGGTTATTGTTCTACTACAAATGGTCCAACTCCTGCAGACGATGGTTATAATTCTGGAACATATTACAACGGGTTCGTAAGATTCTGGTGGATTGCCGCAGCAAATAGTACTACAACAAACACAACCGTGAGCGCGAATTTTAATTCTGCTAATCCTGATTTTCGTGTTAAAGTAATATGTGACCAAGGAACATTATATTCAACTTGTGAATTATCAACAACATCAATTTCTCAGACTGCAACCTACGGAACGCAAAAGCAGGTATAAAGGTATATAAGATATGGCAATTAAAATAGCAGGAACTTCAGTAATTTCAGATGTAGCTAAATTACAAAACTTTAATACTATCTCAGGCAAGTATTCGTCTTTTTATCCTAATTCTGAAACTATCACAACTGTAGTTGATATGAACAAGCCTATTATGACAGTTGAGTTAACTGCAGCTACAACGTTTACTGCTTCTAATGTGGCAACAGGTAAAACAGCAATTCTTCTTTTAGATGTAGGCGCAGGTGGTAATACACCAACCTTTCCTTCAAGTTTTAAGTTTGCCGAAGATACTGAACCTTCTTGGTCTGGTACACGATATTGGCAAATTGGTCTTACTGCTTGGGATAATTCAACTGTAAGAGTAATCGCAACTGGTTGGGAAGGTCCTAATGCAGGTGGTGGCGGCGGTGGTGCTACAGTAGATTTAGGATTGGCAAGATGGTATATTGTTTCGGTTGAAAATGGAGATGATGGTACAGGAACAGCCCATGCAAGTATGACGTTCAATACTGATGGAACTGTAACCTTTAGTAGTACAGGCTCTGTTGGTGGTGCAGGTGGATATGCGCCCTCAACAACTGGTGGTGGAAATAGTCCAAGTTGGGGATCAAACGTTACTGGGTCAAATTATGATGTTAAGTATACCTTTACACAAACTCAAGAATCTGGTACGCGTTCATTAGCAACAAATGCTGGTAACGGTGTTTGGTTAAACTTAGGAACTGCTAGGACATGGAAAGTTACTGGTGGAACAAATGCCCCGGCAAATGACGGTAACATTAAATTAGATGGTGTTATTCAAATAAGAGATGCATCGACTCAGTCGGTTCTTGATACTGAAAACTACGATATCTCAGCTCTAAACTACGGCATTGGTATTGGAAATATATGTTTAACAAATGATATGTTAGTACAAGTTGAAGGTAGAGGATTGGTTAGAGTTTACGATCTTGAAGTTGGTGATTTTGTATTCTCACCATCTGGTTGGACAAGAATTGAAAATATTGTTAAAGATCATCCACGTGAAGGGTTCTACTTAGTAGATGATTGGTTAGAAATTACAAACGATCACCCAATGTTAATTAACAATGAATGGACATTGCCAGGAGATTATCAAGGAAATAAAACTTACCATCCAGAAAATGTTAATACTGTTTATGTTGAAACTCAAAGCGGTGAGTTTATTGTATTTAACGAAGATGGAGATAATATAACTGTTAGCGGTGATTACGCTAAGGGAAAGGAAATCTAAAATGCCAGTACAATTCAAAAAAGATATAATAGATAACGGAGTAATTAATCGTCAGTTCTTTCGAAAGAATCCTATTGATTATGAAATAGAAGAAGTTTGGATGCTTTCTCCGTATCACAATGATAAAGAATTAGATCAGGCTGAGGTTGATAAATGTCTTGAAAAATTAGGAGCATCAAGTGGCGATTAAAATTAGCGGAACAACTGTAATAGCAGATGACTATTCAGTAATTGATGTACAAGACACTCAAGGAAATTACGACGATTTTCATTCGTCCGTAGTCACAACGACAAATAATATTAACTTCGCAACTCCACTTATGGTTTCCACTATGGGTGCGGCAACAACATTTACATCTACGGGTGGAGCAACAGGTAAAACTTGTATGCTTCTTTTAGATACGTCTTCAGTACCTTATACTCCAACATTTCCTTCGGATGTTAATTGGCAAAATAATACAGAACCAACATGGAGTAGTTATCAGCATTGGCAAATTACTTTCTTATATGTTGACTCAAATGATATTCGTGCATCAGCCGTAGGATTTACTGGTAGTACTCCAACAGAATCAATTTCATTACACGGAACAGGCAATACATTTGGTACAGCTGATGATACAACAACATCAATGCCACCAACAGCGGACGCGATTTTTGGTATGAGATTCAGGGCTGATGGAAATATAGAAAAATATACAAATGGTGTCACCGTAGGCGGACAAACAGGTTGGTGGACATATAGTACATCTAAATGGAATAATATTACACCTTCACAAACGTATTATATTAGAGTACAAAATGATAATGCAAATATGACTTTACCTATGACTCTGAGTACAACTTATAGTGATTCATTAAATACTTGGAATTCATTAGCAAGTGATAAACAATTTAGATATGGGATTTCTGGACCACGAAGCGGTGTTGGTACATTGAACGGATGTATGAAAGTAGAAATTTCTTCAACTTCAAATGGTTCAAATATTGTAGCAACAGGCTATTATTATTGGCAAGTTAACGGAACGGCATAAAGGATAAGTAATGGCACTATCACATTCATTTAATACAATCGCAGGTGGTAATAATACTGCAGGCACAGGTGGAGTAGGCGGTAACGAATACCCAACTACAGGCGAAGACATTAACGACAGACAAAGTCCACAAGATACTGTTGAGGCTGTTATGTTTGCGCTTGGAACCGACGGTGATGCTGCATCAGCTGATACTGACGTATATGTTGACTTTCTCTACGATACTCTTTTTGGAGGTTTTGTACTAAAAACAACTGACAATAACTCAGGTGCAAGTGGAACGGATTCTTTTACTGAATCTGAAGAGTTTGATTATTTTACTTCTGGTGGTACACGTACCGATATGCTAGGAGGTTCGCGTGTTCACTATTCAAATGATTCTACAGTATCTGGTGAAACTTACCCTGGCCCTGTTGATGAATTAAAATTAAAGCTCACTACAACCAATGTTCAAGATACAGGTTCAACTACATATACGCAAACTTTGGATAGAAGACATTTTCAAGGAACAGGATCTCCAGCAACAATAGGTACTTACACAAATGATACTTGGTTTTCTGTTCATAATGTTGGCGGTCAATCTGGACTAGACGTACCAACTGACGGTATTGGTATAAGATGTAGATTTAAATGTGAAACAAGTACTTCAGGAAACCAAACAGCAAGACTACAAAAAAGACATGTTATAGAATGTTGGGCAAGATTAAGTGGAAAAGATGATACGAAAGTATTTGAATATCAGCTTGACATGTCTTCAAGATCAGACTCAACGTTCTAAATAAATAATAAAAAATAATAGAGTAAATTAAAATGGCACAACCAACAACAAGAGAAGAATTCAAAGGCTGGGTACTCCGCAAGTTGGGCGCTCCTGTCATTGATATTAATGTGTCAGACGAACAGATTGATGACCGTGTTGATGAAGCAGTCGACTTTTGGAGAGACTATCATTATAACGGAAGTCAACTTGTTTATATGAAACATCAGATTACACAAGAAGATAAAGACCGCGGTTATGTAGAACTACCAGCAACAATACTTGGTATTTCTGGCATCTTTAATATGCAGTCAAGTATTTCTACAGGCGGCGGTATATTTAATGTTCAGTATCAATTCGTTTTAAATAATCTTGAAGATATTACTGGTTATAACATTACAAACTATTTTATGTCAATGCAACATTTAGAATTCTTACAAGAAATGCTTGTAGGTCGACCGATGATACGTTATAATAAACACGTAAATAGATTGCATATAGATAGCGGACAGGATGCTATGACTGTTGGTGAATACATTATTATTGAGGCGTATGATGTAATTGACGGAACAACATATGCAGATGTATGGTCTGATCGTTTCTTACAAAATTACGCATCTGCATTGATTAAAGAACAGTGGGGATCAAACCTAACAAAATTTACAGGTATGCAACTTGTAGGTGGAGTGTCATTTAACGGAGAACAAATATTAGCGGATGCCAAAGAAGAAAGGCGGATTATGGAAGAAGAAGCAGTACAGAATCTACAACCCCTTTCGTATAACTATATTGGATAAGTAATGGCAACTAATACTTTCTTTAACAATTATTCTCAAGTTCAAGAGCAATCTCTGATTGATGATTTGGTAATAGAATCTATCAAGCAGTATGGTGTTGACGTTATATACATGAGCAGAGCAATTAAGGGTCGTGATAAGATCTTTAATGAAGATGACTTTCCTGAGTATAACGAAGTATTTGGATTTGAAGTATATGTTAAGAATATGGAAGGCTTCGAAGGTGAAGGCGATTTCCTATCTAAGTTCGGTTTAGAAATAAGAGATACATTAACACTTACCGTTGCGAACAGAACATTTGAAAGATATGTTACTCGCGAAGTTATTGAACTTACAAGACCTAGAGAAGGTGATTTAGTATACTTCCCATTAAACGAAAAGATCTTTGAAATTAAATATGTTGAACACGAAAGCATATTCTATCAAATGGGTCAAACTCAAGTATTCGACATTCAGTGTGAATTGATTGAATACGCCAACCAAAGGTTCAATACTGGTCATCCTTCAATTGATAATTACTTCGCCGAATATAATACAGACATTGAAGTAGATGCAAACAATGCAACTTTAGAAGCTCTTACTTTAACTGATGACAACGCAAGTAACTATGACTTTGAACTTGAAGCAGATGGTATTCTTGATTTCTCAGAGACTGATCCATTCAGCGAAAATATAACAATAAGTGATACCTAATGGCAATAGCAAATTATTTTTATAATTCTACGATTCGCAAATATGTTGCTTTATTTGGTACATATTTCAATCAATTAGAAGTTCGTAGAACAAGCACTGATGGTACTTTAAATCAGAGACAGATAGTACCTATTTCTTATGGACCATATCAAAAGATATTGGCAAGACTTGACCAAGATCCTATTGTAGAAGGTGGTGCGAGTTTTGATGCCGCCGGAAATCCATCAGCAGGACAACCTTATGCAATGACATTGCCTCGTATGGCTTTTGAGTTAACAAGTTTTACATATGATGCAGAACGCAAAGTTGCTCCTACAAGAAAAATAAGAAAGACAGCAGTAGATGGAGAAAACGGTGGCAGACGATTTGTATATTCAGGAACTCCATATAATATGGGATTCAGTTTATACATCATGGCAAAATATAACGAAGATGCTGTCAAATGTTTAGAACAAATATTACCATTCTTCAATCCAGAATTTACAAGTACTGTAAGATTGATTGAAGGATTAGAGCCAATGGACATACCGTTAATTCTAACTGATGTGCAATCAGAAGATTTATACGAAGAAGCCTTTACGACAAGAAGAAGTATTTTATATACATTAAACTTTAATATGAAAGGTTGGTTCTTTGGTCCTGAAAGAGATAAGGAAGTTATTCGCTTTATTGATACAAGAATAGCAACAGATACAGCAACTGATACTGAGTTCGAAGAATTTAAAACTCTTCAGCCTGGGATGACAGCGAATAACGAACCAACTACTGACATTACACAAACCGTTGATTATAGCTTAATTGAATTTGATGACGACTGGGATTACATAAATAGGACATCTGATACAGAACCCAGTTAATAGGAATTATTATGAAAATTGGATTTACTTGTAGCAGCTTTGATCTGCTACATGCTGGACACGTTCAAATGCTTAGAGAAGCAAAAGAACAATGTGATTATTTAATTGTAGGACTACAAACTGATCCTGCTCTCGATCGTCCTGAAAAGAACCCTCCAATACAAACGATAGTTGAAAGATATAGTCAACTTAAGGCAGTAAGCTATGTTGATGAAATTATTCCTTATACGACTGAAAGAGATCTTGAGGATATATTGGAATTATATACAATTGATGTTCGGATCCTTGGCGAAGAATATCGTGATAAAGATTTTACAGGAAAAGATATCTGTCGTAAGAGAGATATAGATTTACATTTTAATAGAAGAGATCATAGATTTAGCAGCTCATATTTAAGAAAAGTTTGTCGTGATAAATAATAAGGTATATTATTAAATAGTAGGTTTTATATTATGAAAAGAAAGAAAGCGTTAAACCAAGAAATGAATATGGGTGGTCTTGTACTAGAAATGGCAGGAACATTCTTTAACGAATTTTTTTGTAGAAGAGATTATGAATGGTGGTACGTTGTACAGCCAGGAGATGTAGTTGTAGATCTTGGAGCTTGTGTCGGTATGATGTCGGCGGACTCACTAGATAAAGGAGCTTCTAAAGTTTATATGGTTGAAGCAAATAGAGAGTTGTTAAAAACAGCAATCGAAAATGTTTCTGAATATTGTATGAACGAGCCTGATCCAAAAGTTTATCCTATCAATGCAATTATAGGATCATCGGACTCAGAAGGTTGTTATATAACAAAAAGAGCACCACTACCTGCTGACGACGATTTAGATCGTATTTCCTTTAAAGAATTAATTACACAATATGGAATTACTAAGATTGATTATTTAAAGTGTGATATTGAAGGAAATGAATATGATGTGTTTAATAAGAATACTTTAGAATACTGTTTTAATAATGTAAAGCACATGGCAATTGAAGTACATGTTAAAGCAACACCAGATGGACCTGATAAATTTATACAATTTAGAGATGAGTTTATAAAGCCATTTGCTGAATCTTCACAACATAACGTAAGAAGTATGGAAGAAGATGATTTTATTAATTCGCTTTGGGATGATGGAGCTGTACGAAATCTTCCAATAGAAAGATCATATTTTATGTTATATATTACAAGAGTTGAACAATGAAAGATGATAAGATAGCGCAGAAGTTAAATATGAGACCTTTAGAAGATGCGGCTTTAACATCGCCAGCTGAAGACAAGCAACACGCATTGGATAGATTGAATCCAGAAAAGATGCCTGACTTGCCTAACAATTCTTTTTCAACTAATGAAGAAGCAGGCGAACTTGTAGAAAGTGTAGATTCTGTAAAGAATTTGCCGCAAGAAAGTGTAGCTCAACCACCTGCGGTTATTACAAAAGAAGCTAACGAGAATCTAAAAGATATTGAATTAGCAAAAGCTAACATAGAAAATATTATTAATCTTGGAGATGACGCAGTACGAGAAATGACAGAGATCGCAAAACAATCCGAATCTCCTCGAGCGTTTGAAGTTGTATCTACTTTAATGAAAACATTACTTGATGCAAACAAAGATTATGTTGAAATGTCAACAAAGAAAAGATACGCAAAGGAAGAAGATCAGCAAGGTAAGACTGAAGTAACTAATAATAATTTAATTGTATCTACATCAGATTTACTTAAAATGATTAAAGGTGACAATGAATAACTTCGATAAGGGTTATTTAGGAAACGCTCATCTCAAGAAGATTGGTGAACAGATAGAGTTCACTCCTGAGATGCTTCAAGAATATATGAAGTGTGCGGAAGATCCAATTTACTTTTCAGAGAAATATATTAAAATTGTACATGTTGACCACGGATTGATTCCAATGGAAATGTACGATTATCAAAAAGATATAGTAACAAAGATAACCGAGAGTAGACGTGTTTCTGTACTGACATCAAGACAGGCAGGTAAAACAACAACAGCAGTAGCGGTTATATTGCACTACATCTTGTTTAATGAATTTAAGACTGTAGCCATATTGGCAAACAAAGGGGATGCTGCTCGAGAGGTTTTAAGCCGAGTTCAGTTAGCTTATGAAGCATTACCAAAATGGATGCAGCAAGGTATTGAGGAATGGAATAAAGGTAATATTACTTTAGAGAATGGTTGTAAGATATATGCAGGTACTACAACATCTTCTGCTATTCGTGGTAAATCTATTTCTTTTCTATATCTTGATGAGGTTGCGTTTATTGAAGGATTTAATGAATTCTTTGCTTCAGTATATCCAACGATATCATCAGGTAAAAGTACAAAATTATTAATGACTTCTACTCCAAACGGTTTAAACCATTTCTGGAAAACATGTAAAGGTGCTAAAGAAGGTACCAACGGTTATGAATATGTTGAAGTTATGTGGTACGACGTTCCTGGTAGAGATGAACAGTGGAGAGACGAAACTCTCGAAGCATTAGATTTTGACCAAGAAAAGTTTGAACAAGAATACTGTTGTCAGTTCTTAGGAAGCTCAGGTACACTAATAAGCGGTGCCAAACTCAAAGAACTTTCACCTTCTCAGCCAATTCATGAGGCAGAGAACATAACACAATACGAGGCTCCTAATATGGAACGTTCGTATGTTATGGTAGTTGATGTATCGAGAGGTAAAGGACTCGATTATTCAGCATTTAATATAGTTGATACGACGGAAATGCCATACAAACAAGTATGTGTCTTTAAGGATAACATGATAAGTCCAGTAGACTTTGCCTCCGTTATATATAGAATAGGGCTGATGTACAATGAGAGTGCAGTGTTAATTGAAATTAACGATATTGGCGAACAAGTTGCTGATATACTCTTTATGGATTACGGCTATGAAAATCTTCTCTTCACAGAAAACCACGGCCGAGCAGGCAAACAGGTTTCTAATTTTGGAGGAAAGAGATCAGATCATGGGATACGAACAACCAAAAGTGTAAAGTCAAAAGGTTGTTCTATATTGAAATTATTAATTGAGCAAAATCAGTTAATACTACAGGATTATAATACAATACAGGAGTTATCGCGGTTTAGTAAAAGAGGCAATTCTTACGAAGCAGAGTCAGGTCATCATGATGATTTGGTAATGACCTTAGTACTGTTTGCATGGTTATCTGACCAAAGGTTCTTCAGAGAACTTACAGATATCAATACTCTAGCACAACTAAAAGAAAAAACAGAAGAACAGCTTGACGAAGAATTATTGCCTTTCGGCTTTATAGATACAGGAGATCCAATTGCGGATGAGCAAGGATGGATTGAATATAAGCCTGAGTCAGGATGGTAGATATAGAAACTTTTATAAATAAAACTGTGATAACTATTAATTAGTAACAAAAGATTTAATTAGATAATATTAAAGGAGAATAATATGGCTTTTTCCGTAAGTCCTTCCGTAATTGTTCGAGAGGTGGACGCATCAGCATCGGTACCTGCCATCGCAACACCACCTGCAGCATTAGCTGGCGTGTTTAGATGGGGTCCTGTAGGTGAAGCAGTACTTGTTTCTTCAGAGAATGAATTGGTTTCAAGGTTCGGTACACCCGATGATGATAACTATGAAACATTCTTTGTAGCAGCAGATTATCTTTCATATGCAAATGCCCTTTGGGTAGCACGTGCCGATAATGGCGCTTTAACAGCTTCAAGCTCAGATACATCAGATGCAAATACTTCACTGCATACGTTCGGTTCGTTTGACGCTTTATACCCAGGAGCATTAGGTAATTCATTAGAAGTAGCATATAGTAAAGGTTCAGATTTTGAAAGTGTACTTGCTGTAACTGGAGAAGGAAGTGAGATACCTTCAACTAGAATTACTGGCGCTAACTCAGAGATACAAAACACCGCTCAGACAATTGAATTTAACTCAAGTAATACAACTTTCGAAGTATTGCCTGCCAACAGAATAGAAAGTGTTTCAACAGGTGACATCTTCGTAATCGGTAACGATTCCGTAGGTTATCAAGAATTAACTGTAAGTACTATCTCAGAAGAAATGAGAGATTCAGTTGGTGATATAACATCAGATGTAAATACATTAACTGCTTACAGCTACGATTTAGTGTTTGATAACAACTACTTGTTAGCACAATCCGATCTAAGCGAACTTAGCATTACAAGAAAGTGGGCATACTCTGCACTGTTTGGTGGTAAAAAAGCAGCTGCTGATAACTACCATATTGCAGTGTTAGACGAAGATGGTTTGATTACAGGTACTAAAGGTGCCGCTGTTGAAATATACAGTGATCTATCAACTTCACCAACGGCAAAACTGGCAAGTGGTAAAACAAATTACTATAAAGAAGTAATTGCTCAAGAGTCAGGCTGGGTCAAGGTTGCTAACACAACGCATTTTGAAGCTCAAACTTCTCAATACGAAAGTTTAGCATTAGGATCTGACGGCAGAACAGAATCAGCGGCAACGTTGGCTGATCTTGCTGGAGCTTACGATTTATTCAAAGGTTCAAATGAAATTGACGTTTCATTCGTTCTAGGTGGTAAATCAGACGATGCTGGTAACGTAGGTACATATCTGATCTCAAATATTGCAGAATATAGAAAAGATTGTATTGCGTTTATCTCGCCTGCTAAATCAGATGTTGTTGATGAAAGTAAAACAGAAACTAAATTGTCAAATACAATTGCGTTTAGAAACTCTTTACCATCATCTTCATATTCAGTAATTGATTCTGGTTACAAATACAGATACGACAGATATAACGATGTATATAGATACACTCCACTTAACGGTGATATGGCAGGACTTGCTTCAAGAGTTGAACCTTTTGAAAGTCCAGCAGGATTCCGTAAAGGTGTAATTAAGAACGTTGTAAAACTTGCTTTCAATCCTAATAAGGCTCAGAGAGATCAGTTATACAGTAACGAAGTTAATCCAGTTATGTCACAAGTAGGTCAAGGAATTGTTCTATTCGGTGATAAGACAGGGTTTGGTCAAAACAGCGCGTTTGATAGCTTGAACGTACGAAGATTGTTTATTGCTGTAGAGAAGGCGATCGCAAATGCTGCGGAATCATTCCTCTTCGAATTGAATGACGAGTTTACTCAAGCTCAATTCAAAGGAATCGTAGAACCATTCTTAAGAGACATCCAAGGCAAACGAGGAATTGTTGACTTCAGAGTAGTATCTGATGAAACAGTAAATACACCGTCAGTAATTGACTCAGGTAAATTCAGAGCTAATATCTTTATTAAGCCTGCACGTTCAATCAATGTGATTGAGCTAACCTTTGTTGCTACAAGATCCGGTGTTGAATTTGAAGAGATTGTTGGTTCGCTCTAACAGTATAAATAATTTTTAAATAAAGGAGAATAAGAATGGCGTTTAATATAAATGAGTTCAAATCCCAGTTAACTGGCGGTGGTGCTCGTGCTAATCTGTTCCAAGTGCAAATCTTAAACCCTGTTGATCCGAGCGCAGACTTTAAATCGCCTTTCATGATTAAGACAGCTGGACTTCCTGCCTCAACGGTAGGTTCGTTCTCTGTTCCATATTTTGGAAGACAGATTAATTACGCTGGTGACAGAACATTTGCTGATTGGACAGTAACAATAATTAACGATGAGGATTTCTTAGTACGTAACTCAATGGAAGCTTGGTTAAATGCAATCAACTCTCATGATAGTAACACTAGAGCTTTACCTCAGGATTATAAATCAAACGCGTTAATCACGCAGTACAGTAAAAATGGTGATGCATTACGTACATATGTATTTGAAGGTTTATATCCAACAACTGCAGATCAGATTGCTATGGATTGGGGTACAAACGACCAGATACAGGACTTCGGTGTAACCTTCGCCTACGACATGTGGAGAGTAGAAGGAAATACTGGAATTCCAACTACATAATTATATAGGATGATATTTTGAAAATTTTTGGCTTTGATATAAAGAGGGCAGAAGAGGAGACTACCTTACCAGTTAGTTTCGCTGAACCCTCTAACGATGATGGAGCGATTACCGTTGGTAATGCGCTTGGTGGATTTTATAATACGATCTTGGATATGGAAGGTTCTGCTAAAACAGAATCTGACCTAATTACCAAGTATCGTTCAATGGCAATGCAGCCTGAGATATCTCAAGCTGTTGATGACATCATTAACGAAGCCATTAGTGTTGATACAAATGATAGAGTTGTTGATATCTCATTAGGAGAAACAGATCTATCAGATAAAGTAAAGAAAACGATTGTAAAAGAGTTTGACCAAATACTTGCTTTATTTGATTTTACAAACAACTCATATGATATGTTTCAAAAGTTTTATGTAGACGGTAGACTGAATTATCATATTATTATTGATCCTGAAGATGTTAAGAAAGGTGTAATAGAATTAAGATATGTTGATCCTCGTAAATTAAAGTTAATACGAGAAGTTGATAAAAAGCAGAAGGATAAGCATTCAGGCATTCCTGTAAAGAAAGTTAAGAATGAATACTATATGTATTCAGAAACAGGGTTTCAGAATAGTTCAGCTGGTGCAGGTAGTTCTCCATCGGCTAGTACATCAGGAATTAAAGTTGCCAAGGATGCAATTGCTAGAGTTACATCTGGATTGATGAATGAGAATAATAGTTTAGTACTATCTCATTTGCATCCAGCAAGTAAAGCTTTAAATCAGTTAAGAATGTTAGAAGATGCTGTTGTAATCTATACGTTAACAAGAGCACCAGAAAGAAGAATTTTTTATATTGATGTAGGTAACTTGCCGAAGAACAAGGCAGAGCAATATCTTAGAGATATGATGGCTCGACATAAGAACAAGTTACAGTATAATTCAGAGTCAGGTCAGATTACTGATTCGAGAAAAATGCTAACAATGACAGAGGACTTTTGGTTCCCTCGTCGTGGTGGTGAAAGATCAACTGAGGTTGATACATTAGCCGGCGGAAACGCACCAGGATTGAGTACGAACGAAAATATGGAATACTTTCAACGTAAGTTGTTTAAATCGTTAAAGGTTCCATTATCACGTTTAGAACCAGAAGCCATGGCAAGCTTTGGTAGAACATCTGAGATTACTCGAGATGAATTAAAGTTTGGTAAGTTTATTAGAAGAATTCGTACTCGCTTCTCTTGGATATTTAATACGGTATTAGAGAAGCAGTTAGTACTCAAAGGTATTTTAACACCTGAAGAGTTTAACGAAATTAGAAATGATATTCGTTACGACTTTGTTAAGGATAATTATTTTGAGGAATTGAAAGAAGCTGAGATTTTGAGAGAGCGATTAAATACTCTTAGAGATATATCTGATTATACAGGTAAGTATTTCTCTCACCAGTGGATTACTGCTAACGTGCTTCAAATGTCTGAAGAACAGCAGCAGGAAATGGAAGATCAGATTGCTGACGAAACGGCGCAAGGTGGTCATCCAGAAGACGATGCCTTTTAAGATATAAATAAAGAATAGAGTAAATTAAATTAGGGACTAAACATGAAAAATTATAAAGATCTTGTTTCAGAAGTTGCCCAGCCCAAGGCTCCTGAGGAAAAGCGATTTAAGGATCAACATACTATTGAGGTAATCCCTCATCCAGTTGCGCCTGATCACGTTTTCACCGGTGAGATTCCTGGGATCACTGATGGCAAGCGTCCAGCTGACGTCGATAACGCTGAAGCTGATTACGATAAAGCGTATAAATCTAAAGTAGATCAAACTTTACCTCAACGTGGTACAGGACAAGGCAAACCAGTTGCTGAAGATAGCAATATAGTTAAAAAGTCAATCACAGAGATTCTTGGAGTCAATAAGAAAAAGAAAGACGAAAAGAAAGATGACGAATCAATGGAAGAAGGCAAAGTACCTTGTCCTCATTGTGATACAAAAGGTTGCGACCATTGTGAAGGTACAGGTTACCATATTAAAGAAGCTGGTTGTTCAGACGATACTTTAAAGGCAGAAAAGAAGCCTGTTAAGAAAGCAGAAACAAAAGAACATAAAGATGCTGATGCAGGCGATAACAAAGATTCATTAGAACCACAGAGTCATGAAGTTAAAAAGCCAAAGGTATCACCAACAGCTGTTACTATTAAAGATTCAAATGGTAAAACAATTTCATTAACGTTCAAAGAGATGTTAGACAAAGTTTCCACAGAGGAAGAATTGCTTGAGAGTCCCCAACAAGAAATTCCAATGATGATGAAACAGTTAAACTTTATTTGTTACGCTTCACAGGAAATTGAAGAATACCTTGGAGAAGGACAAGATCCTGAAGAATGGTGGCAAAACAAATTAGCAGAAGTATTCTCAAACGTTAAATCATTGTATGCTTATGCTAAAGGCGATTCAATGGTAAACGGTCGACCACTTGGAGCAGCAAAGATTCTTGCTCGAGCAGGTTACGGTGAATCAATTGAAGTAGGTTCGTTTGAACTAGAAAATAAAACTTCAGTTGAAATATCAGAAGAAGATGCTGCATTATTAAATAGAATGTTTGAAGAATTAACAGAAACGAATTCTAAAGATATGTACGGTGTTATGGTTGCTGACGAAGCAGGATTTAACGAAATACTAGAATTTGCTAAGGAGAACCTATCATGAATTTAATTACAGAATATAGAGAAGATTCCGTAGAAGTAATTACTGAAGCCAAAGATGATGGCAAAAAGAATTACTTTATTGAAGGAATTTTTATGCAAGGCGATATCAAAAATCGCAATGGAAGAATTTATCCAAGTAAAACGCTTGAGACCGAAATGGGTCGTTATCAAAAAGAGTTTATTGAAACAAAGCGTGCACTTGGAGAACTAGGTCACCCTGATGGTCCACAGATCAACGGGGATCGCGTTTCACATCTAATTACTGAAATGAGACGAGACGGCAACGATTTTTATGGTAAGGCTAAAATCTTATCAACACCTATGGGGGAAATCGTCAAGAGCCTATTAGACGAAGGAGTAAAGATCGGGGTTTCAACTCGCGGTCTTGGTTCGGTCAAGGCAGGTAGAGATGGAGTTATGGAAGTTCAAAAGGATTTCCATCTTTCTACTGTTGATATTGTTACTGACCCTTCAGCACCAAATGCGTTCGTAAATGGTATAATGGAGAACGTAGAGTATTACTACGATATTGCTTCTGGAAATTGGAGAGCTCAACAAGCTATCGTCGATATCCAAGAAGAAGTCGAGAAAAAGATTAATCGTGTAGTAAGAACTATTGATGAAGAGACGGCAACAAGAATGTTTAAAACATTCGTCCAATCTTTGAGAAACTAAATTTTTATAAATAAATAAAGTAAAGTTTATTATAAACATATTTGTAGATTTAAACAAATTTTAAAGGAGAAAATAAATGGAAAACGTAGAAGAAAAATTCGTTTCCGACGATGGTATCTCAGAAGTACCTGCTGCAGTAACACCTGAAGGTGGAGAAGGCAAAAAGGACAAACTGAAGAAGACCACTACAGACGAGCCAAAAGGCGCAGTTGAACCTAAGAAAGTAATCCCTGGTCAAACTGATGCTGGAAAGCCTGTTCCTACTGCTGAAGAAACTGAAGTTGAAGCTGAAGTTGAAACAGTAGAAGAAGTAGTTGTAGAATCTTCAATTGAGTCAATCATTGAAGGCGAAAATCTATCAGAAGAATTCAAAAGCAAGATCAGTCTTGTATTTGAAGCCGCGTTGAACGAAGAAGTAAACAAAAGAACTGAGACAATTCGTGAAGAATTAACTAAGTCTTTAGACGAATCACTTGAAGAAGCAGTTACTGAGAAATTAGATACTGTTACTGAAAACGTTGATAAGTATTTAGATTACGTTGTTGCTGAATGGATGGCTGAGAACGAAATCGCAATCGAATCTGGAATTAAGGTTGAGATGGCGGAATCATTAATGTCAGGTCTTAAGAACTTATTCGTAGAACATAATGTTAACGTTTCAGAAGAAACTGTTGATGTTGTGGAAAACTTAGAAACAACAGTATCTGAGTTGGAAGGGAAAGCCAATGACTTAGTAGCCGAGAACATCGACCTACAAAAAGAAATTGCCACTTTCAAATCAGGACAAAAATTTGACGAAATTTCAGAAGGACTATCTGTTAATCAGGTAGAACGTTTGAAAGTATTGTCTGAGAAACTTGATGTGGAAGATCTCGATGCATACGCAGAGAATCTTTCAGTAATTAAGGAATCATTCTTCAATGACAAGCCTATTGTGGAAGCAACTGGTGATGTACAGGAAGAGAATGATGAAATTATTCTAGAGGAACAGGAAGTATCTAAACCAACTTCTGATTACACCTCTATTAATGCTCTAGTTGAAGCTTTCAACACTAAGAAGTAATTAGAATAATTAATTTGGTTTTTAAATTAAATTTTAATTTTAAATAAAGGAGATCCAAAAATGGATAACTATACAAGACTAGTGGAAAAGTGGGAGCCTATCTTAGCGCACGAATCTTTTTCACCAATTACTGATAATCATAGGAAAGCAGTTACAGCTACTATCCTTGAAAATACAGAACGTGCTTTAGCCGAAACTGGTGACTTATCAGCAAATATGACTTCTTTGCTTTCAGAAGCACCTACTAACGATGCCGGAACTGGCGGATTTGGTGGTGGTTCAGCAGCAGGCGGTCCTACAGCTGGTTACGATCCAATTCTTATCTCATTGGTAAGACGTGCAGTACCTAACATGATTGCTTATGATATCTGTGGCGTTCAGCCTATGACTGGTCCTACAGGACTTATCTTCGCAATGCGTGCAAAGTATGGCACTCAAGCTGGTGGCGATGCATTATTCAACGAAGCTGATACAGACTTTGCTGGAGACGGTACTCATGCTAATACTTTACCTGGTGGTTCTGTAACTACTGGTACAGGTATGGGAACAACTGAAGCTGAAGCCTTAGGCGACGGTAACGGTACTAACTATGCAGAAATGGCCTTCTCAATTGAGAAAGTAACTGTTGCTGCTAAGACTCGTGCTCTGAAAGCAGAATACACTACTGAGCTTGCTCAGGATCTTAAAGCTGTTCACGGACTTGACGCTGAAACAGAATTGGCTAACATTCTTCAAACTGAAATCTTAACTGAGATCAACCGTGAAGTTGTTAGAACAATTTATGATACAGCTGTTGTCGGTGCTGCTTCAGCCGCTACTCCTGGTACTTTCGACCTTGACGTCGATGCCAACGGTAGATGGTCTGTTGAGAAGTTCAAAGGTTTAATGTTCCAAATCGAGCAAGAAGCTAACGCAATTGCTAAAGGAACTCGTCGTGGAAAAGGTAACGTTGTTATCTGTTCTTCAGATGTAGCCTCTGCTTTACAAATGGCTGGTGTGTTGGATTACACTCCTGCTTTAAACAGCAATACTCTTGAAGTTGATGACACAGGCAATACTTTTGCTGGTGTTCTTAACGGACGTTTCAGAGTATACGTTGATCCTTTCGCAGGTGCTAACTACTTAGTAGTTGGTTACAAAGGTTCATCTGCATTCGATGCAGGTTTATTCTACTGCCCATACGTACCGTTACAAATGGTTCGTGCGGTTGGTGAGAATAGCTTCCAGCCAAAAATTGGTTTCAAAACCCGTTATGGCATGGTTGCGAATCCTTTTGCACAAGGTGCAACTCAAGGACTCGGCGCTATTACTGCTGATACTAACAAGTACTACAGAAAAGTTACAATCTCTAACTTATTCTAAGTCTCGTTAATAAAAAGAGTTTAGGTTAACTAAACCACTTTGGGCAACCTCTTCGGGGGTTGCCTTTTTTTATCTCTTGGAGAATGTAAATAATGACTATCGTATTTTGGGCAATAGTATTCTTTGGTACCGTAGGTGCTGTTGATGGCTCAATCAAAATGAACAAGAAGTGTGAACAAGAAGTAGAACAAGGAATTTCAGAAACTGTCCGCGAATGCAAACAGTATTACTTTGATACAAAAATCAAAAGTGGATGGTAAAGATAAAATTGGCAACATTGCGTTGCCTTTTTTATTCCCAAATAAAATCAGACCAAGGTTCATAATGACCAGCAACTCCAATTGCTGAATTATCACAACCTCTTGCATCGTCCCATAATTCTAAACCTACTTTATCAAACATATCTTTCGTAAGTTTAATCATAGGAACATCTTTCATAAAGATTGCTGATTCGTAATCAATAGACATAGGCTTAACGTCAATATGATTCTCAGAAAATTCCTTAATCATACAAATGTATCTTTTGCCATCTTTAATAAACTGGCACTGTTCAAAAACATCTCCGTATGTTTCTTCACCAAGCTTAGTCCACTTTTCAAATAATTTCATTACGCTGACCTCATTTCAAACTGTTCATCAATAAAGTGTTCCAACTGTTCTCCTTCGAGACCTAGAGATTCACCTTCTTCTTGTAATTGTTCTAAAACAATTTCATTCCATTCACAACTCATATCTTCTCC